TAATAAGCACAAATAGCTAGTAAAAAACTTAAAATTTTTGGACAAACCTGGTTTGTTTAAAATCACAAAAGCCACACAAATCCCCCGTAAACCCGCACCACTAAGCCAAACTCCGTACCCTGCGAAGAGCAATACTTTCAGGGGTACCCCCCATCAAATTAGTCAAGTACGAATACTCCCCCCTAATATAGAAACACCCCCCTTGCCTTTTTTGGTTCCATGCCGTAAATTCAGGACCCATGAATACGTATATGCTCGACATAGAGAGCGATGTACCACTTCCGAAAAACGCCACAGAGGCGTTACCTCCTATGACTACAAAGGAGGAGTTAGAGGTTCGTGCCCGAACAATCAAACTTATTTCTGATTTGCAGGGCAAAGAGATCGAACCTACGGAAAGAGATAAGGACGAAGCACGGGAGCTGGCTAAACAAATAGCCGATAATCCGTCTACCCACATCGAATTTGGTAATTACAGAAACGAAACCCTGGCCTATCTGGCAGGGATGGTTGCCTCTTATGATCAGATGCTGGTCAAAGAGCTGGCAGATTACAAACTTTACGTGGTTAATAAGTTAGTGGAGCAATCTGCTAACCCAGATCCAAAGTACTCCATCCAAGCAGTTAAAGCCTTGGGTGAAATTGATGGTGTGGATGCTTTCAAGCGGCGTTCGGAAGTCACGGTGCAGGTAAAACCGATTGACGAGGTTGAAAAAGACCTCTTGGCCCGACTTGAAAAGCTGGAAAAACTGACTCAGAACACTAAATCTGAAGAAGTTATCGACGTTGAGGCCATAGATGCTGACCCCAGAGAAGATTCAGAAGCTTAAAATACTGCTTCCCTGGATGACTCCTGAAGAAAAGCGGGAGACTTTGGCGGATTTAGCCCGCTGGGAACATGAAATAACGTTAAAAATGGGGCAAGACAATCTACTTGCCTTTGCAGATCACGTATATCCTGGCTACAAAGTGGGTCCCCACCACAAAAGACTTGCAAAAATATTTGAAGACATTGCTAACGGCAAGAAAAAGCGGGTAATAGTCAATATTGCGCCTCGCCACGGGAAGTCCGAGCTTATTTCGTACCTCGCTCCGGCATGGTTTTTGGGTAAATACCCTCATAAAAAGATTATTATGGCGTCGCATACGGCAGATCTCGCTGTTAACTTTGGTCGTAGGGTCAGAAACTTAGTCAATATGGAGTCGTACAGAGATATTTTTCCACAGATTGAACTCCAGCAAGATTCTAAATCAGCTTCTAGGTGGGGAACAAACTTTAATGGTGAATATTTTGCTATCGGTGTGGGTGGCGCTTTGGCTGGACGCGGTGCTGATTTGTTTATTATTGACGACCCTCATTCTGAACAAGAAGCTAAGCAGGGAAGACCGGACGTATTTTTACCTGCTTGGGAGTGGTTTCAGTCTGGTCCTATTCAACGTCTTATGCCTGGTGGGGCTATTGTTATTGTTATGACTCGGTGGAGTAAATTAGATTTAACCGGTCAGATAATCAATCACATGACCCAAAATGAGGATGCAGATCAGTGGGAAGTTGTTGAATTTCCAGCAATTCTACCTTCTGGAGCCGCATTATGGCCTGAGTTTTGGCCCGTTGAAGAATTAGAGGCAAAACGTGTTGGAATGGACCCTCGATATTGGCAAGCCCAATATATGCAGAATCCCACTTCGGAAGAAGGCGCGTTAATTAAACGTGAATGGTGGGAAATATGGGAGGGAGATAATCCACCAGACTGCGAATTTATTATTATGTCACTTGACGCAGCGCAGGAAGCTAATAATCGTGCTGACTATAATGCACTAACAACATGGGGTGTCTTTTTTAACGAAGAAGTAAATAACTACAACATAATTTTACTTAATGCAATTAAAAAACGTATGGAGTTTCCTGAATTAAAACAGCTTGTGTTTGAAGAATACAAAGAATGGGAACCTGACGCGTTTATTGTGGAGAAAAAATCAAATGGCGCTGCTCTTTATCAGGAATTACGTCGAATGGGTGTGCCTGTTAGTGAATTTACTCCAGGTAAAGGGCAGGACAAGATATCAAGAGTCAATGCAGTCTCAGATCTATTTGCCTCTGGGGTGGTATGGGCGCCCGATAAAAGGTGGGCCAAAGATGTAATTGAGGAATGTAACGACTTCCCTAGCGGTGCAAACGATGACTTGGTAGACTCTACTACACAGGCCCTATTAAGATTTAGGCAAGGTGGCTTTATTCGTCTACCATCTGATGAACCGGAAGAACAACAATTCTTTAAGCGCAAAACCACCGCTTACTATTAAGGAACCAAAATGGCTATTGATAAAGCACTAAACCAAGCCCCTCTTGGGATGTCTCCCGAAGACATGGAGGCTATGGTTGGCGAACCCGATTTGGAAATTGAAATCGAAGACCCGGAAGAAGTAAATATTAAGATGGATGGGCTTGAGATTGAGCTAAAGCCCGGCAAAGAGACAGATGAAGACTTTAACGCCAACCTAGCAGACTATATTGACGACGGTGAGTTAGCTTCAATTGCTGAAGAACTAATTGGCGACTACGACGAAGATATTGCCTCTCGCAAAGATTGGATTCAGACCTATGTTGATGGCCTAGAACTTCTTGGTCTAAAGATTGAGGAGCGGGCGGAGCCTTGGGAAGGCGCTTGTGGAGTGTTCCACCCACTGCTTTCAGAAGCTTTGGTCAAGTTCCAGGCAGAAACTATGATGTCCACGTTCCCAGCCAGTGGTCCTGTGAAGACCCAGATTATTGGCAAAGAAACCCCTGAGAAGAAAGACGCTGCTCAACGGGTCCAAGAAGATATGAATTATCAGCTTATGGACGTTATGAAAGAGTACCGTCCTGAGCATGAGCGGATGCTGTGGGGTCTGGGTCTTTCGGGTAATGCGTTTAAGAAAATCTATTTTGACCCCAGTCTTGACCGTCAGGTGTCTGTTTTTATTCCCGCTGAAGATATTGTTGTGCCTTATGGGGCTTCAAATCTAGAGTCTGCTGAGCGTGTGACCCACGTGATGCGTAAAACTGAGAATGAGCTTCGGCGTTTGCAAGTCTCGGGCTTTTATCGAAATATTGACATTGGAACCCCAAACAATACGTTAGATGAGATTGAAAAGAAAATTGCTGAAAAGCTTGGATTTAAGGCGTCTACGGATTCACGTTACAAGATCCTTGAGATGCACGTTGAGCTTGACCTTGTGGGCTATGAGCACAGGGACGAGAAGAATGAGCTGACTGGAATTGCACTGCCTTATGTTGTGACAATTGAGAAGGGTTCTAATGAGGTTTTGGCGATACGCCGGAATTGGGAGCCTGATGACGACACCTACCAGAAGCGCCAGCATTTTGTGCACTACGGCTATGTACCTGGGTTTGGTTTCTACTACTTCGGGCTTGTCCATTTGGTGGGGGCATTCGCTAAGTCTGGAACTTCAATAATCCGCCAGTTGGTGGATGCAGGTACGCTTGCGAACCTGCCGGGGGGCTTCAAGGCTCGTGGGCTGCGGGTTAAGGGGGATGACACTCCCATCGCTCCGGGTGAGTTTAGGGATGTGGACGTCCCGTCTGGGTCAATTAAAGATAACCTGATGGCGCTCCCCTACAAGGAGCCAAGTCAAACGCTGTTTGCGTTATTCCAAACGATCATTGAAGAAGGTCGTAGGTTTGCTAACACGGCAGATCTTCAGATCTCTGATATGTCAGCCCAGGCACCGGTGGGTACTACCCTGGCGATTTTAGAGCGAACGCTTAAGACAATGAGCGCAGTTCAGGCTCGGGTCCACTACTCCATGAAGCAGGAGTTGGGCTTACTAAAACAGATTATTGCGGCGTATACGCCAGATGAGTACAACTATGAGCCGATCGAGGGGCACCGACGAGCGAAAAGGTCGGACTATGACAACGTCGATGTTATTCCTGTATCAGACCCCAACGCATCGACGATGGCACAAAAGATCGTCCAGTATCAGGCGGTCTTGCAGTTGGCACAGACGGCACCACAGTTGTATAACCTACCGCTTTTACATCGTCAGATGTTAGACGTACTAAATATTAAAGATGCGGAAAAGCTCGTCCCGATGCCTGAGGACCAGAAGCCTGAAGACCCTGTAACGGAGAACCAGAGCATCCTAATGAGTAAGCCGGTCAAAGCCTTTGCTTACCAGGACCATAAAGCTCATATTACCGTCCACATGACTGCTATGCAGGACCCCAAGATTCTTCAGCTTATGCAGGGTAATCCAATGGCTCAGCAAGTACAAGCCGCCATGATGAACCATATAAATGAGCACTTGGGCATGGAGTACAGGAAGCAGATTGAGATTCAGCTTGGCTTTAATTTACCGCCGCAAGAAGATGAGTCTGGTGAAGAGATCAATATGAACCCCGAAGTTGAGGCTCGTTTGGCTCCGATGTTGGCTCAAGCCGCACAACGGCTACTCCAACAGAATCAGGCTGAAGTTGCACAACAGCAAGCCCAACAGGCAGCGCAAGACCCGATTGTGCAGATGCAACAACAAGAGCTTCAGATCAAAATGGCTGAACAGCAACGCAAAGCCGCCAAAGACCAGATGGATGCCCAGCTACGACAGCAGCAGCAACAGATCGAAGCGGGTAGAGCTATAGCTCAGGCTGAGGTTGCGCGAGAGAAACTTATGGCTGACAAACAGATGGAGGCAATGCGTGTGGCGGCAGAAATGTCTGACGGGCGCGAGCGCGAGACCATCAAGATCGGCGTTGATTTAATGAAACAGCTTTCTGCACAGCACCATCAAAAAGAAATGCAAAAACCTAAAAAGGGAAATGAATGAACGCGTTTGACGTAATCGTCCAACAAATCGACGAGAAAGTAACTCAACTCAAAGACTTTCTGGCAGAAGGAAGGTCTGAAAATTTTGAGGACTACAAGAAAACTTGTGGTGAGATAAAAGGTCTGCTCATCGCAAGGGGGTACACACTAGACCTGCAACAACGATTGGAGAACTCGGATGAGTGAAATCCTTATCGGCTCAAACCCCGATAACCCTGAAATAGTGGGTGCAGTTAATTTAGAGGCAACCGCTGAAGAAAAGGCTAGGCAGCTTCCAAAACCCTCTGGCTACCATATTCTTTGCGCTATTCCCCCAACGGAAAAGGAATATGAAAGCGGACTCGTAAAGGCTGACACCACCGTCCATTACGAAGAATTGCTGACCACGGTCCTCTGGGTCATGGAGCTTGGACCAGATTGTTACAGGGACACAACTCGCTTCCCAAGCGGGCCTTGGTGCAAAAAAGGTGATTTCGTGTTGGTTAGACCTAATGCTGGTTCGCGCCTTTTGATTCACGGGCGTGAGTTTAGGCTGATCAATGATGACTCGGTCGAGGGTGTAGTTCAAGACCCCCGTGGTATTAAACGTAAATAACAGGAGCACAAAATGCCTGAAATGGAATTAGACGAATATAAGTTTCCTGACGAAAAGCAAGAAGCTAAAGGTCAGGAGGAACAAGAAGATGAGGTTGAAGTCGAGATTGAAGACGACACGCCCCCAGAAGATCGGGGACGCCAACCCATGCCTAAACCCCTAGTAGAAGAACTAGAAAAGGATGAACTAGACCAATACGACGAGGGTGTAAAACAAAAGCTCAAGCAGATGCGGAAGGTCTGGCACGACGAACGTCGTGAGAAAGAAGCCGCGCTACGAGAGCAGCAAGAGGCAATTGAGCTGGCTCAGAAGTACATGGGTGAGAACCAGCGTATGCGGCAAATGCTGGATACCGGCGGTAAAGAATACGCCCAGACTCTAAAGAACGCTGCTAATTTACAGCTCGAAGTAGCCCGCCGCGCTTATAAAGAAGCCTACGATTCTGGAGA